CAAGCGCGATATGTCGCAACTGGCAGACGCGATGATTGACACGATTCCGGCCAATAAAGGGCGCGAGGCTGGACGCGAATTGCGCGTGCTCACGCAGGACAAACGCAGCGGTAAACTGGTCGATAATGCACTCGCTCGTAAAGCCGCCGTGTTCGTCATTCAAGCCAAAGGCAATCGCACAAAGCTCGACACGGATTTGGCCAAGGTCGAAGGCAATCCTGACGCCGAAGCCGCTATTCGTTACGCACAAGATAATTGGGATGACTTGCAACCGTTGGCGCAACGCACACGATTGCTGCTGGATGAGCAAATGTCGTATGAAGGTTCCAATGGAATAGATGTGGCGTATGAGAATCATTACGTGCCCCAACGCCACGAAAACATTCTGACTGACCGTGGCGTGTTGTTCGGTGAAGTTGGCGGAACACCGGGCAGCACTGGATTCAAGAAGGCAAAGGTTTTCCCTGATTACGCCAGCGCCATCGAAGCCGGATACAAGCCAAAGAACCTTGACATCGCAGACCTTGTTGAACACCGGGTTCGCACCGGTCAACGGCTCGTGAATCGCAAGCTGTGGGCGGAAGGATTCAAGGGCATTGCCGACCCGTATTCAGGTGATCCGATAATGACGGATTTGGTTTCTCGCCGTATTGAACGTCCAGACGGCACCGTGGATACACAATTCTCAGCGCCTCAAGGTTACGTTCCGAAAGAAATCATTCCCGGCGTCCGTATTGCCGTGCGCCAAGGATACTCGCATTTGTTCAATGCGCTCACTGGCACGAGCCAACTCCGAGAGTCCGCCGTTGGTCGTGCTGGCATCGCGGCATCAGGTTTTATCAAACACCGATTGCTGTTACTCGACAGCTTCCACGCCAGTCGAACGATGCAGACCAGCTTGGCCGCTCGCGGAAGTTTTTCTTACGACAAAGGCTTGAGCCTTTTGGAATTGTCTGATCGTGCTTTGACGGATGCGGTGGACCGAAACCTCATCACTCCTGAGATGGCGTCATGGGTTCGCGAGCCGCAAGCCTTGGAGGTGAATGGTAAAACGGTCCAGATGACGCCGCGTGAACTGGCGCAGCTTGGCCAGCGCAACGGATTGAACGTCGGACGATTCGCTGACGCGCTCTACACCGAAGCAAAAGGATTGTTGGGCACAGGTCGATTCACTAAATGGTTGTTCGAGAAGCTGACTCGCGGGGCGATGGTCGAAACGTTCTTGACTGAATTTGAGCGCGTGGCCAAGTCCAATCCGAACCTGAACGAGACGCAAGTCGCCCGGCAAGTAGCCCGCGACATCAATGTGTTGTTCGGAAACCTTCAGCGCCAAAGCATAATCAAGAATCCGGCGATACGCGATTTGATGCAGATGGCGTTTCTGGCCCCGCAATGGGTCGAATCGTTGGCTCGACGCGAACTCCGTGCCGTTGGTCAAGCCGGAAAAACCGTTGCCGATGTTGCAGCCGGAAAAGGATTGCACGTCGGCACCGTGGCAAAAACGGTCGGCACTGGACTCGCCGCTTATGTGGCGTTGACTCAGTTACTCAATTACCTGTCTCGCGGCCATTCGACGTTGGATAACGAGGAAGGCAACCACAAGCTCGACGCTTTCATTCCTGATCCGACTGGCCAGAGCCAAGGATTTTGGTTCTCGCCATTGTCAGTGTTCGGAGAAATCACGCATGACCTGATTCGCTATTCGCACACCGAACCGACAGCGGGCGATGTTGCAGAACGAATCGTCTCTAATAAACTTGGTCCGGTGGGTCGTGCTCTCGAAATACTTCGGACAGGCGAAGATGCCATTGGCACGAAGCTGCCTACTACATGGGACCGCGCCCAAGAAGCCGGTCTGCAACTTGTGCCTGCACCGATTGGCGTTCAACCGGCATTCAGGGCAGTTGGTAAGGAACTTGGTGTTCCCGGCATTAGACAACCGCGCCCAGGCGAACTTGTGCGGCAAGCTGCTGGATCGTTGGGGTTCAAGATTGAGCCTTACAAGACGAATGAAGAACGAGTAAAACGCGCTCGCGAAATCAACACTTACATTGAATACTGGATCAAGCGTGCTCGCCAGATGCCGATAAACGACCGTCGCCGCTACATCGAGACTGAAATGCAACGGCTCAAGATGTCGCCTGCTGAACGGAACAAAACCAAGCGAGAGATTGGCGAAGCTGGCGTTTACAAATACAAATAATTTATGCCGTCAAAAAGTTCTGCTCAAAAAGGCTTCATGCGGATATGCGCGTACGCGCCATCCAAGGCGTACAAGAAATGCCCGCCGCGCAATGTCTCGAAGGAATTCGCCCGCGCTGATGCGGCTCGCGCAAAACGCAACAGCAAGTATTGAATATGGTGGAATTCGCTTCACTTAATCTGTTCCAAAAAGACGCTGAGTTATCAACGCCGTGGAAAGACATCGCTCGTCAAAGATTGGTTCACGAAGCGGTTGCTCATACGCTGGCTCGGATGGCTTGGGACGGCGCGACGGCTGAACAGCTTCTAGGCGCTCGCAAATTCGTCACGCACTTTCTGAATTGTGGCGAAGTGCAGGAAGCTATATCCGTGGCCTCAGTGCCGAGATTGAATTACAATGTCGAAGAACAAATTGCCGCTTCCCGAAACAAGAAAGATTGATCTATGAAAAGGCGACCAGTCAGATTGCTCCAACTAGTCGCTAGAACCATACCTTGCCACACCTTGCATTGCCATGCCGCACATCGCCTAGCCGCGGCTTGCATTGCCAGGCCTCGCACGGGCTTGCCGTTGTGAAATCCTTATAGTTTTCGACTAAAAACTCAAGCTCAAACCAGATTAGTTTTATGCCAGTAGCCACTGCAACAGTAACAGCAAATCCCACACCCACGGCCACTAAAGATGCGAGTGCTACAACGACCGTCAAGCAGGCAGAAAGCACCGCTTCATCGACCGTAAAAGAACCCTCGAAAACTCTCGAACGGTCAAACTTTTTTACAGACGAAGACGCCCTTCCCGACGCTGTGGATGCTGAGCCAGTTTCGGATAAAAGCGCAGATGACAAAAAAGACGATGCAAAGAAAGGTGCTGACGATGATGTTGAAACCACATCGGAAAAAACAACGGACAAAGCAACCGAAACGGAAAAAGTCGAAGATGTTCCACCGGAACCACGCACGAACAGAGAACTCAAGCGAGTTTACGAGAACGTCAAGAAGGCAAACAAGCAACTTACTGCGCGCGCTCAGGAGCTTGAAGCTCGAATCGCTGAGCTTGATGGAATTGCTTCAACTGCTAAATCGGATACTGGACCTCTCGCTGAACAACTCGCCGCCGCAAACAAGCGCATCGAAGAATACGAAGGTCGATTGCGTCTCAAGGCGTACGAGGAAAGCGACGAGTTCAAGACGAAGCATCTCGCTCCATTCAAGCGCACGGAAGCACGCGCTTTCAATGATGTGCGCCAGTTGGAATACATCGAAGGCGTTGACGAAGACACTCAGCAACCGCGCACGCGCCCGGCGACCGTCGAGGACTTCATAGAAATCTACAATCTTCCAGCGGGCAAAGCGTACGGCGCGGCTAAGCGAGCCTTCGGTGATTCCTTTCAACTCGTGATGAACCATTATCACGACCTACATCGCCAGCAGGAGGACATGAAGGAGGCCATCGCCGAGTATCGCAACCGTGGCGCGGAGGAAGAAAAGAAGACACAAGCCCACACCGCGCAGGAACGCGAAGCCGCCGACCGTATGTGGCGCATCGCAAACCAAGAGACGCAGGCGAAATACTACCGCGACTTGGGCATTGACCCGGACGACGCGGAGATGAAAGAGACGCTGGCCAAGGGTTATGGTCCGGTTCAGAAGCTATTTTCTGGCAACGGCAACATGACGCTCGCGGAGAAGGTTGGATTACAAGCAAGCGTGCTGCACCGGGCCGCGCTATTCGGCGTCACGCGAAAACAACTGCTCGCGGCAAAGGCCGAACTCGCCGCCGCTCTAAAAGATGTCGAGGAATTGCGCGGTAGCAAGCCGGGTAAGCCGAAGCCGAAGTCAGATGCTGTGCCTGTGGGCGACTACAAAGACCTCGCTGAAGAAATGGCCGCGTATCCGATGGAGGGTTGATTATGCCAGAAGGAATTAAGTTAGAAGGAATTGGCTGGGGCAATTCACGAAATTCCGTTCGCGCCGATACTGACAAACTCGTCATCGAACTGGAAACTTTCGACTTTGGCATGAGCGACGCGCATCAAAATTTGGCTAAATGGCGTGCGTTAAAAGCCGCAACTCGCGCTATAAACGAAGTGGAACGCATGTCTAAAGAAGAAGTTGATCGCGAGTGGAAATCTGTCATAGAAGAGTCCAAACGCTATCACTGGAGTATCGTTTCAAACCCGATGGAGGGTTAGCGCGTGCTTTGTGTTGCGCTACCATTTTGCGCCAAAGACGCCGTCTCGATGCTCGACACGCTGAAGTGGATGGGCGCATTGCATGGCTCGATTGACTTCAACGCTGTTTTGGTTTTCCCATCCTCTTTGCAACACAGGTTTGTTGAAGCGATTGATAATATCGCCCGTGTTGTATTTGCTCACGTCGAAAAGTTTTCGTATCCATGTCCAGCGAATTCAGGGTGGCCCCTTGGTCCAAATCTCGCATGGCAATCGACAGCGCGGCGCATGTTGGCTGGTGCGTCGTCGTGGTTATGGCTTGAAGCCGACGCAATACCTCTGAAATCTGATTGGTTGAAACAACTTGACGTAGCTTACGCGCAGTGCGGCAAAGCATTCATGGGGGCTATCGTTCCGCACATGGGGCATTGCAACGGAGTCGCCATTTACCCGCCTGATACCGCGAGTCGTTGCCCAAAAGCGATGGTTGCGACCAATCAAGCATGGGATTACGTGATGCGCGACGAGATGATTGCGGATTGTCACGATGCTAGCGACCTGATTTTTCATTTTTGGGGTTTGATTAATGATCGGCCACACGCCACAACAGGCAACCCGCCGCATTTCAAATCAATCGCAGATGTTAAGCGTTGGATACCCGATAGCACCGTCCTGATGCACCGATGCAAAGATGGCAGTTTGATAAAGCGCCTCAATGAAAGTCTCAATCTTGATCGTAAGTTGGATGCAAGACCTACCGTGGCTTGAGTATTGTCTGCGAAGCATAACCAAGTTCGCGACCGGCTTCCACGAGACCGTCGTCCTTGTACCGGAGCAGGAAGTCAACGGATTCCGATATTTGGCACTGCCAGCCGGATGTCATTTAGCGACCTACGCGCGCGACTCAGACAAAGCCAAATGGCACCTGCACCATCAGGTAATGAAGTGCCATGCCGACCTGTGGTGTAAGGGATCGGACTTTGTGTTGCACACCGATAGCGATTGTGTGTTTAGCAAACCAGTCGCGCCCGAAGATTACTTCGTGGATGGTAAGCCGGTGATGTTAATGGAGTCTTATGCGCGGCTGACCAACAACCCGTGGCAGGTGCCGACGCAGAACACACTGAAGCGACTCATTTCACATGAGTTCATGCGCCGCCATCCGCAGGTCAATCCCATCGCGGTTTACCCAGGACTGCGAGAGCGCATCAGAGAACTGCACAGCCAATCGTTTGACGATTATGTGCTGTCGAGAAAAGCCGACTTCCCGTGGGGATTCAGCGAGCACAATGTTATCGGCGCTTATGCGTGGTTCGAGCACCACGACGCCTATCATTGGATTGATGTGGCGAAGGATCCACGCCCGGCAGACAAGTTGATTCAGTTCTGGTCGCACAGTCCAATCGACAAGCCGCAGAGCACGCCATTCGGCTTGAACCTTACACCGCGAAAGGTGTTCAGCGAACTTGGCCTATGAACACGGTCGCACCTCTCACGCACCGGGACATGCTTGGCTATTGGCTAAACGAGCGCGGTTTGCTCGGCGAGTTTGTTGAGGTTGGATCTGCCGAAGGGCGGTTTGCCGCCAAGATTCTGAGCACATGGAAAGGTCGCCGATTGTATCTGGTGGACCCTTGGGCGCGGCAAGACCCATCAGACTATCTTGAAGCGACCAATCAAAACGCTCCGTTCGATGATTGGTACGAGCAATGCAGGCAATTGGCCGAACAGGATTCCAGGGCAACTTTGGTTCGCATGTTGTCGCTGACTGCGGCAAAGCAGTTCAGCAATCGTCAATTGGACGGCGTTTATCTGGATGGCGCACACGATTATCGGAATGTGTTATCGGACCTCGACGCGTGGACTCCAAAAATCCGACCAGGAGGATTGATCGGCGGGCACGATTTCAAGAACGACCATGAAGGCGGGGCTTGTTGCGATGTGGATACTGCGGTTTTGAGATGGTGCCAAGAGCGCAATATCACGTTCACCGTGACGCCGTGCTCGTCCTGGTTCTACATAAAATGATTAAGCTGATCCAAGACGCAGAGAGCTACACGCTCGCCGTGCTGCCAAACGACAGCCACATGAGCACATGGGTTGAGCAGGCAAAGACAATCGTCACCGACCAGACGGTGCCTTTGCACATCCTGCCATTGTTCAACGAGGGCGACACCGTGGTTGATGTCGGCGCGAACATCGGCACGCACACGGTTTCCTACGCCAAGAAGGTCGGGGGATCGGGCCGGGTGTTGGCGTTCGAGCCATACTTGCCGTCGTTTGTTTGTCTCGCCGTAAACTGCCGCGACCTGCCGCAAGTTGAGTTGCACAACTGCGCCCTTGGCAATGCTTACATGACGGTTGCGCTACGCACTCCAACTGACACAAACATGGGGACTGTGTGCGTTGAAAAAGATCGTCCAGGGAACACGCTCATGCGCCGATTGGACGACATTGCGCTGGCCTCGTGCCGATTCATCAAAATTGACGCTGAAGGATGCGAGCCGGATGTGATTCGCGGCGCGTTGGATACGATTGCAAAGTTCAAGCCAACTCTGTTCGTCGAACTCAACGACAGCGCCCTACGTCATTATGGTTACACGAAGGCAACGGTGCTGGACCTCTTAGAGAGTGTCGGATACGAAATGCAGTTCGTGGATGCGCGGCACACGCTCAAGGAAAGCCAGCTTGACGTAATTATGCGACCAAAGCGGTGATTGCCGTATCGTCGTTTCGGGCTTTCTCGGAAGCATCTCAAATCGCGTTCAACCAGATGCGCGCCTTTCAGTCGTGGCTTCCTGTGTTTGATCGCGTGTTTTACTTCGGAGCACCGGAACGTCGTCTAAGTTCTCCCAAGACCGTGTTTGTGGCCTCACCGGATTTCCCTTCCATCAAATTGCTCATGCAGATGGCCGCTATCGTTTCCGAACCTGCCTGCATCATTAACGCCGACATCGTGCTTGATCCAAAGGCCCACACCGCATTTTACAACACGATGCGCCGATACCAAGCCGCTACTTCGTTTCGTTTGGAATTTAACAGCGACACGCGCCAAGCCCGCAGGGTTGACAATGGACTCGATGCGTTCATCGCGCATCCCGCCGTGTGGCAGCGTTGCTGGCCAATCGTTCCGAACCATTTTCGCATCGGCCACCCTTGCTGGGATAGCTGGCTCAATGCGTGGTTGCGCGACCAACTTGGCGTCGGTTACGCAGACCTGAGCGCGCAAAAACTCGTGTTCCATCCGAACCACAAATTCAGAGAAAAACGCACGCACGCCCCACTCCAGCCTTGATTTTCCCGCGCGGTTTTGTTTCAATCGAGGGTATCAAAACGACCTTCCTTTACGCGCTGCATGATCCACGACCGGGCGACACGCACGTCTATATCGGGAAGGCTGACGATCCGAAGAAGCGTCTTTATTTCCATCGCTATCGTCTGAAATTTGAGCGGTCCCACAAGGCCAGTTGGTACCGCAGTTTACTTGAGATTGGGCTAGAACCTCGCATGGAAATCATCAAGGAAGTCCCGTTTTCCGAGTGGCAAATATGGGAGATGACGTTCATTCATTGGTATCGGGTACTTGGATGGCGCGTCGTGAATGAAACCGCTGGTGGTGAAGGATGGGTGAACCGAAAACACACTCCTGAATCTGCTGCGAAAATATCCGCTGCCAATTTGGGCAAGAAACGCTCTGAGTCTTACAAACAATATTTGCGCGACAAATATGCTCGCGGCGGGCATCCCATGCTTGGAAAAACGCTTTCACCAGCCCACAAAGCCGCTCTCAGTGCTGCTACAAAAGGCCGACCTAAATCAGCAGAAACCAGAGCACGGATGAGTGCCTCTGGCGGCCATCACCTGAGAGGCAAAACACTTTCTCCAGAGCATTGCGCCAAACTTAGCGCATCGAAGAAGGGCAGACCGCAAGCGCCAGAACACAGCGCCAAGATAGGCGCGGCCCTTAAAGGCAAGCCAAAATCTGATGAGGCACGGCGCAAGATGAGCGAGTCAGCCAAACGGCGGTGCGAAAGAGAAAAGTTGACTTACGCACAAAACGGTGATTCGTTGATGACGTTGCCGTAAGGCTTCAAATCTGGCTCTCTGCAGTTCCTCTGGCCAGTAGGACGGTTGAAACTCCGATAAGTTTCGAGGCTTGTGATCCGCAAGGATTGCTAAACCAGCGAACGCTGGCAGGAGACGGCCACCAAATCCAAACGTATTTTGTGCAGCTTAATGCCGCACGTAACCGATTGTTTTTATGGCCTGGGACTGTCAAGCTTTTTTTGATTACCTCTTCGATCGTACGCCCCATTGGGATTCTAGGGTCGAGAGGGATTGGTGGCCCATAGACGACGCATGGGTCGGCCAAGTTGAGATGATGCAGTGGGAACCGCGCACTGGCACGAGCCACACGTGGGACCGCGTGCATGTTGGGACACCGGACCTGACCGGGTGTTGGGAGGAAGTGAACTTCGAGGACGAGCAGTGTGTCGATAATGCGTGCGATCCCGCGAGCAAGACGGTGAGTTGGGGCAGCACGCGCAAGAGCTACACGTACTCGAGGCAGCGCGTGAAGACATTGCCGCTATGCTTCGATCAGATCAACACGCGGGCACTGGCTGAACAGCAGGTGTCGAGCATCGTGGACGGCTTGAAGGACATCGTGAAGATGTACAAGAGCGATTTCATGCGGCGAAACTCGTTGCAAAAGGCGGACTTCATTTATATCGCGGATGACAGGAATTTGAGCATCGCGATTGACGCGAACACGTTCAATGTGGATTGCACAGAGATTGACTTGGGGAGTCCAGATAACGTGCCGCAGAGCCAGTTGACGATTCCGTATCTGCAACGGCAATGGGCACCGCTCCAGTACAACGGTTATTTCAAATCGAAATTCGTGCCGGCTGGCATGATGAAGCTCATCACCGATCCAATCGTCGCGTGGCAACTGGAGCAGGGGAATCCGGCGTTGACGGAGAAATATCGGTTCACGGACTTCGTGCGCGGCGGGGAACTGTTCAAGTACGGCATGAGCACGGCGGTCGGGAATTTCGGCATCAGCTACGATGCGTTCCCGATGCGATTCAATCACATCGGCGGCGGCGTGCTGCGCCGGGTGTTTCCATACACGAACACGGCAGCGACCATCGGCATCAAACGCCAATTCGATCAGGCGTATGAGGAAGCCTGCATTCAGTATTCACCGATCTGGCATCCGAGCGCGATGATTGCGCTTGTCCCGTCGCTGCGGAGCGTGTCGCCGGAAGCGCCGTTTTTCAACCGCGACTTGTTCGGGAAGTGGTATTTCTTGGGTGGCAACCGCGACCGCAGCTTTGTCGCGACTGACCCGAGCACTGGGGACGTTTGCACCATCGACAACACGGCTGGCAATAAGGGCCTTTGGTGGACGGACATGCAAGCCGGGATCAAATTTGTCAGACCTGAACTCGTTCGCGGTATCCTTCATCTACGTGAACCAGGCTGCTTGGCTAATTCTCCGCGGTGTACCCCATGCCCGGATACTTACGCACCGCAAAACTTTGATCAGCTTGCCTTTTGTCAAGAGATTGACTGATTGGTTTGACGGCGCTGTGGTTCGGCTCATAATCGAGCCACAGCAACCAATCAAATCCATGAACGACATCAAGGCCATACACCTAACGGGCGGCGGCTTTACAATTGTAGATAACGCCGACTTCGAATCGCTTAACTGCAAACGTTGGGGGCGCAACCCGAGTGGGCATGTGCGACGGTATCGAAAAGTTGGTGGAGTCAACCACATCATCTATATGCATCGTGAAATTATGAATGCGCTAGATGGAGTTGAGGTTGATCATGCCAACGGCTATCCGCAGGACAATACGCGGCGTAATCTGCGCTTTGGTAGTACCTCGCAAAATCAAGGCAACGCAAAAATGCAGGAGCGTGATAAGGCCGCGCCGTTCAAAGGCGTTACTTATCATAAGCGAGATAAAAAGTGGCAAGCTGCCATCACGCATAAAAGGCGTTCTTCTTGGTTGGGTTATTTCGACACGCCTGAAGAAGCGGCCCTCGCCTACAACGCAGCGGCCCAAAAGCAATGGGGCGAGTTCGCTCGCCTGAACCCGCTATGATGACGACGCCAACCGAAGAAGCCGACAGCATCACGATACCCAAGAGCGTGCTGGGCGACCGCAAGTGCAAGCCCGGCGAGAAGCTGACCTTTACCGTGACGGACGTGGACGAGGACGCGGGCGACGTTGAAGTCGTGTTCTCAGGCTACGGCGGCGGCGGCGGTGCTGACCGCGGCGGGCGCGACGAGGAAATGGACCGTTACCCGATGGAGACTTAATCTATGCCACTCACCTGCACAGCAAGCGACATCGCAGAGGCCGCGAAATGCTTCCAAAACTACTGCATCAACGAGGCGGACCGGCTCGCCATCGCCGTCCTGTTTAAAGCCAACCAACTCGTGACGGCGGGCGGCACAAACTACGTGACGACGGGTTTCGACGCGCTCATCGCGGATTCGGTGGGGATCATCAGCATCGGGCACAACGAGATGTCTGCGGAAGAACTGGCGCTGATGCAGGACGCGACTACCGGAGCGCCGGATACGGTGAATGAATTGCTCGCGGCGGTGAGTTGTCTGCGGTGCCAGCCGCTCAAGGTACTTCGCAAGGCGCTGCTGTTCCTGCAATGCGCCATCACTGCCGAGGGCTAAAGCATGGCCGTCATAGACCCACAGGCGGCGATTGACGCAGCGCAGCCGTGGTGCTGCGTGCCAGTTGGCGACCTTTATTACGCAATCCTTGCGGCCTTAATTGACGTAGGAGAAGGAGGAACTGTGCCTGATACAAACGAACTCTTGGCTCAAATCGCCTGCTTGAAATGTGCCGTGCAACCCGGCGATGTGCCTCTGTTGATCCTCGGCGCGGTGAGCAACATCACGAGCGGCGGTGGCGGTGGTGGTGTCCAATGCACCGTTGGAATTCCAGTGGCCGCTCCAAGCTCTGCCTGCGCTATCGCCATCGACGAAAATGACGGCACTCTGTACCTGTATTACGCTGGCGCGTGGCATTAGCCAATCTATGAAACGATTTCTTGCAGTCCTTGCGATGCTGCTTTGCTTTGCTGGGCACTCAGCGATTTTCAACAACACCTTCACGACGCAATCCACTGCTGGCTTTAGTATCACCGGCACGAACTTGAGTGTGCCGGGTGTAGTGCGAGCCAATGGAGGCGCGTTTACGAATAGCCTGACCCGTAACGGAATTGATGCCATCACAGGTTTCGGAAACGTCAATCTCATATCGCGTTTCACGTCCGCCAATGGCATTGGAAGCTCTAGCATTGGCGACGACGGCGTGACCGTTACTATGACGGAACCTCTGAGCTTGAGCGCGGCGCTCACGGCTCAATCCGGCGCGTTCACCAACAGCCTGACTCTGAACGGCTCTCCCGTCCTGACCAACGCGCCCGGCAGCGGCATCACGAACTCGGGCACGGGCACGGCGAACACACTGGCGATGTGGACCGGGACGAACTCGCTGGGCAATTCGACGATCACGGATGATGGAGGAGGAAACATCACTTTTGGAGCCGAAGGTGCTTCAAGCGTGCTACTGCTCCCACCAAACAACCCTATGGGTAACGGAACGGATTTTCAGGTTCAAAGCGGTGCTCCAGGCGTTGATGGTCGAGGTGGAGACATTTCTTTCCTTGCTACCGATGGCACAGGAAACGGTCGAGGCGGTAATTTTAATTTCACAGCAGGTGGAGGCAGCGGAACAGGTGTAGGCGGGAAAATGGTATTTGCAGCGGACGCAGATGATGGCTCGATTAGTTTTTCGGCCACCGGCAACAACGGAGCCATAAATCTTACAGCAGATACCAAGGTGGAGTTCGATACGCCAAGCGTTATTCCGGTTGGGACAACTGACCTTGGAACCTTCGCTAATCGCTGGGAAAACATATTCGCTCGGGTAGGCCATTTCACTGACGGCATGTTCGTCACCAACACCCTGGTCTCGGACGGAGACATTGAGACGACCGGCAACATACAGATTCGCAGCGTGCCGTATATCTGGCCCGTGGCGCAGGGCGATGCGAACACAACGCTCGTCAACGACGGCACTGGCATCCTGACTTGGACTCCGCTTGTGACAACGCTCTCGCAGAACGGAACCAACGGCGGTACGACCGTGAATTTCACCAACAGCCCCACCGTGACTTGGGCGCGAGTCGGAAGCAACTGGACGGCGACGGCGGCTAGTGGCGGTAGCCTTTCAGTGAACGGCACCAACGTCACGACGCCGAACCTGACGAACACCTCGACAGTCACACTGGCCGTCAGCGGCAGCAACATTCTGGCGACGGCAATTGTGCCAGCGGGCACGGCGACCGCCAGTGGCACCGCGAACATCGTGGCGAAGTTCACGGCCAGCACTAATCTCGGCAACTCGTCGATCACCGACAACGGCACGACGGTCGCGTTGACCAGTGGAATAACGACGGTCGCTGGCACACAGACCAACACCGCGAGCACGACAGCCAACGTGCCTTTCGTAGCTGTGGGCGCAAGCGGGCAGACGAACGATTTGATGCAGTGGATGTCGAGTGCGGGCACGAACTATTCAAAGATCAACTCTAACGGGCAGTTCCTCCTGCAAAGAGGTAGCCAGACCAATCCTAGCATTGGTTTCCTTGAAGATGCAGACGGTGCTGCCACCGGCTTATTTCGTCAGGCTGCTGATACGATAGGCTTCACTCTCAATGGAACCGAAAGAGTCAGGATCGCTAGTGGCGGAGCACTTCACACCACCTTTTTCGCCGCAACCTCTGATGGGAATTTTGGCTTCACCTCATCCACATCCCTTGGCGGATCATATGATACCACGTTAGGCCGCGATGCCGCAGCCGTGATTCAGATGGGCGCAGACGCCGCAACGCCCGTCAATCAGGCTTTCAAAGCTGCTGACGGTTCAGGCACCGACAAGGCAGGCGCGAACTTCACTCTCGAAGGCGGGCAAGGCACTGGCACTGGCGCAGGTGGAACGTTGTTCTTCGCAACCTCCAAGGCGCAAACCACTGCATCCATTGTCAACCCTTACACGAATTGGGTTTCCTTGGATGCGAATGGCGTTCTTGCAGCCGGGACAGTGGTGGTGACAAATTATGTTCGGATGCCTTGGACAACGCTGACGATGACTGGCTCGAACGTGTCAAGCATCGACTTCGCTGCGGCCAGCATGTTCAAGCTGACGCTAACGAACGACGCGTTCTTCGTCGCGCCCAGCAACCTGCCCGGAACTAACGCAGCGCAGACTATTCAAGTGCATGTTTTGCAGGACGGAACGGGCACCCGGACGTTGACGCTAACCAACAGTGCGTGGGTCATGGCCGGGTCGGGCACAGCGACGAATGCTGTGGTCGCATTGAACACCAACGCAAATTCCGTGACCGTGCTAACCTTTGTCACAAGCCCATTCTCAGCTACGCAAGCCTACGGAACGCTCGTCACTCCCGGTCTATGAACCGTCGTCGCTTCGTTTACTGCGCCGCCACCGGATTGATGGTGCCTGCGGTGCGGGCGGCCATAATCCCGTTCAGCTTTTGGAGCAGCGGCTGCCCGTTAAGCAGCAACGCGGCGTTCGCGTTGAACGATTGGATCAGCCGCGTGCAAGCCGCGAGCAGCGACGTAACGATTGCCGGGACGCGGGCCGCAGTGGGTTGCTACATCGACGGGCTGATGGCCGATGGCGTATGGACGAAGCTGGTGCGTCACAGCATTTTCGCCGGTAACGACCTGAACGCGCTCAAGGCTCCGCTGAAGAACGGCGGTCCGTCTTCGGCTGATGTGCTTCCCAACTTCGTCGCTGGCGACTACACGCAGGCTGTCGGGTTGCAAGGCGGCAACACCAAATACGTGGACACTGGGCTGCCGTGGAATAGCACCGCGGGCAGCATGAGCGACACGAGCTTTCACGCCAGCCTCTATACGCGAACGCTGCAAACCGCAGGACTCGCCACGTTGCAATTCGGCACGGCAGGCGCGGTCTATACGGCGCTCATTATCAGGACCGACGCCAACACCTACTTTTACCTGAACTCATCGACGGACACGATTGTGACGTATTCGGACCCTGACGGCATTGGGCATTACATCGGCACGCGGACGGCCTCAAACGCATCGGCGCTCTACAAGAACGGCGCGTCTGTCGCAACCGGCCTTATTGCCATCGGCGCGCGGCTCACGGGAACCATGTTTATCGGGTGCCTCAACAACAACGGTGCGCCAACGGCTTATTCGGACGCGATCTTCGAGCAGTACTCAGTGGGCACAGGGATGACCGCAACTGACGCGACCAACTTGTATAATCGGTACGTGAAGCTCAGGAAAGCGCTTCGGCGATGAGTCGGCGTGACAAGGCGTGGGCCATCGCGTTCACGCTGTTCTGGCTCGCGGTGATGGTGTTGTATGCGATGTTGATGAAAGGAAAACTATGAAGAAGCTACTTATACTGCTCGCGACGTGCGGCACGCTCGCGGCTCAAAGCGTCTCGGTGCGGGTCGTCACCAACGACGGTTCGTTGCAGGCGACGAACACAATCAACGTCCCGGCCATCTACGTGCAAGGGATGCTGGCGCTGTGGGCTGACAACTCTCGCACGCGCACGAATGCGGGGCTGGCGGCGCTGACATTCAATCAGTTCGCCTCGCAGGAGCTGGGCGACAAGAGCGCGGAATGGAACCGGCGCGGCGGCTTGGATGCGGCCGCGGCGTTCGCGCTGACGCAGGGGCAGACCAACTTGGCCATTCCAAACCGCGTTGGCGACCTCTGGGGCGGCTTCACGCAGGCGCAGCGCACCAACGTCATCCAGTTCATCTCGACGGTCGGGCCGTTTTGAGCGGTTGACGGTATCTTGAGCGGAGCGCACTCTGCCAGCATGAAAAACCTACTGTGGACATTGTGTGCAATTCTGCTGGCGGCGAATACGGTGGAGGCTCAGGTGAGCGTCCCGATCACGGCGAACAAGTGGCAACTCTGGAACCGGGCGGTGGGCCGTCTGCCCGTCCACGCCGTCGCTGGTGGCGGCATCGGGTTCGACTTTGAAGTTTCAGCACAGCCTGATCCGAACGCGGGTCCGACGTGGTGCGGTTATCTCGTGTCGCCGGTCCACAACATCGCGCTTACAGGTTCGGAGGTCGTTGTCACGTTTGCCATCACGGCGGACCCAAGCGTAATCTGGAACTACGCAAGCGATTCATGGAACACCAACCCACCGCCGGCGAATTTCCACGTTTACGTTCAGACCAACGAGGGGAGCGGCGGCAATTGCAAGGAGTTATTCTCCCTGTGCAATCCACCGCAATTGCGTTGGTGGAGCAATCCGGTGAAGTTCACGCTAGTTGACACGGGCGGGACAGTGGAACTGCACGTCCCGCTTACGCCGGAGAATTGGAGCGAGACCGACGGCGTGCAGGCAACCGACCCGACGTTTTACCCGTACTGGGTGCAGACGATGAACAATCCGAAGTGGGTGGGCATAACCTTCGGCGGAGGCGGACCGTTCGGGCACGGCGTCAACGCCACGCTGCAACCGGGCGTTGCGGTGCCAACGTTCACGTTGCTCGGATGGCGGACGCAGTAAGCGGTAAAGGCGGTTGACAGCGCCCAAGGCGGGTCGGACACTTGCGGGATGAATGATCAAGTCCTATCGGCAATACGCAGTGTTTTGAAGATCGGCGGTGGCTGGCTCATCGCCAAGGGTTACGCCGACAATTCAAATGTCGAAATGGTCATCGCTGGCATTATCGCAGCGGCGGGCATTGTGTGGTCTTGGGCGCATCATCAGGCTAATACGCCAATGTCGAAGCCGTAGAGTGTGCGTCACGCCGCTTACCTCTATTATCCGAATGACGAACTCGTGCTCTACATCGCCATCATTGCGCCGAACAACAAGGTGCGGTTCTTCACTGAGGCGGGCACGGAGGCGTGCTGCACGGCCGTGCCGCTGGAGAAGGCGCTTCACAATGGGCGCTTCGTGCAGCTTGGCGTTACCAACAGGCGGTCGCAGTGCAGCAAGTTTGACATGGCCGGAGAGCGCGACCCGCTGCCGCCCGAGTCCATGGTGCAGCCTTACTTTGATCCCAGCGGCAACGACGGCTTGGGCTGTTGGCGCGGCCACGAGCCTGCCGACAAGCGCAACGGCCATCAACGAAACGGACACATGAAAAAAGCACTCATCCTATTGGCCACGGCGCTCGCTTGCCTTGGCGTCAACGCGGCGAACACCAACCTCGTCTGGAACCCGAGCGCAGGCGCGACCAGCTACCGCGTGTATGCGTCGGTGGGCACGGCGGCGTTTGCGCCCATCCTTGACCTGACCGGAAACACGGCGTCGGTGCCAGTGGCCGTCAGTGCCGTGACGCGCTTCTACGTGACGGCGTTGAATAGCGTCGGCGAGAGCGGGCCGTCAAACACGGTAACGAACAACCCGGTGCCAGTGCCAAGCGGTCCAGTCATCACCATGGTCGCACCGGGCCTCTCAACGACCAACGTGGAGATGGGAGCGAGCGTCAACATCACGGCGCTGATACAGAATACGGGCGATGCGGACTTTGTGGCGGTGGACGGCGCACTGACGCTGTTGCCGCCCGGTGCGACCCGCGACAGCGGGCCCTACATCCACGTCGCGATTGTGTCACCGCCGCTGGTCGTGAGCGCCAAGAGTAGCGCAGCTATCACCGGGACGTGGACGGCCACACCAGGCACCGCGACGGGCATCTACACCGCGTACATGGTCGTCAAGAGCAGCGCGGGCGTGTGGACGGCATCGCCCTACAGCTACTTCACCGTCACTCTTGCGCCTGCGCCGAGCGTGCCACCGGCTCCGACCGATTTGCGCATTACGCCCGTGACGCAAACTCGGCTCGACCTCCGCTGGGTGGGCACGATGACGGCCTCGACCGAGGTGGAGCGCAACGAGGAGAACACCAGCTTCAAGCGCGTGGCGACGGTCGCGCCGGGGATTCAGAATGTCAGCGACAGCATCCGACGGCGGCGGAACTACGCCTATCGCGTAAGGCAACGCAACAGTTTTGGCACGGGGCCGTACAGCAACGTGGCCGAGTATGCCGCACCATGATTTCCAAATTGCCAATCGAACAGCAAATCTCGTGGCTTTCCAGTCATGCTGCTGGGACATTGAAAGCGCATTCCATGAACGAGACTCAGCAGGACTTCTGGCTGACGATATTGAACGTGACGAACGAAATATCGGCGCTGCGGCAACGCCTAAGTCGGCTTGAGGATAAAGTGGAAGATTCGGGCCAATTTCGCATTGGCGGGTAGCCAATATTTTCGGCTGACAATCCAGCGGATATGGGCGAAATTTGCGGATGGAAAAAGGGACCAAACCGGACGACGGCAAAGGAACGCCAAGCCACGCCACAATTGAACGCTGGTTGCTGTCGCTGGAACGGCTCATGGACGAGCGCGACCGGCGCTACGAGGACAGGTTCACGGCACTCGACAGGGCCACAGAGAAGGCGCTGGTAGCGGTGCGCGAGCAGACTGCCGCCGCATTCAAGGCCAATGAAACCGCCATCGGAAAAGCGGAGGACGCCCAACGCAGCTACAACGAGCGCAGCAACGAGTTTCGCGGCCAATTGGACGATCAGGCGAAGCGCCTCATGGCCCGCGAGGAGGCACTGACCAAATTCTCTGTCGTTGATGATAAGATCGAAGATATCAAACGCGAGCTTGTGAAGCTGCGCGAGGCGCAGATGGAGAGCGGCGGACGGCGCGTGCAACAGCAGGAGAGCCAGCAAACGGTGCGCTGGGGCATCGGGCAAACCATCGCGGTCGTTGGCGTGCTCACGGCGATTCTGGTTGCGCTCATCGAGTTGCTGCGAAACAAACCATGACCGCACTAAGCGTCACGCATCGCCTGAAGAAGTTCCCGTTCCTGGCCTCGCGCCCGCTCATGGATCCGGCCCACCCGAGATGCCGCTCGCTCCCCATACCGATCATGCTGCTCGAAGAACTGGAGCCGCCGCCGCGCTACAAGGATTGGGTGCAAGCGGTGAAGGCGAATAATTTACCGTAATAAGTCTCGCTCCTCATTTGCTTCGGAGGTATTGTTGTCGAATGGCGGAACACAATCATGGTGGACAGGACAGTCGGCTTGAGCGTCTCGTTGAGGGCGTTCAGGATGCCCTGTTAGCAACTGAGCGTGCAAACGCCGTGCGGCACATCGAGTTGATGGCCGCACTGGGGAAACCCGACATTTTGGGCCGTCTCAACGCTCTAAGGTCGCGCCTGGACAAGATTGCGAAGGCGCTCAAGACCTTGGACGCAGCAACGTAACCAACAAACGAAAGAGATAAAAATGGCAACAGCTATTGAAACATACGCAGCGAAAGTCGATGCCGCATTCACGGCCATCGCGGAAACCGTCGATTCAATCGTCACCAGCCTGTCCGGTGTGGCCGGCGACGTGGATCGCCTGAAGGCGACAATCAAGCAACTCCAAGAGACTCCGGGGACCATCACCCCCGAAGATCAAGCGTTGCTCGACAAATCCGAGGCCGCGGTCAACCAGATCGCAAGCCGCTTGGCCGGTCTCAAAGAAGCTATGGCTTCATCTGGGGCAAGCCAATCCATGCCGAACCAAAGCGAACCCTACCCTAACCCGCCTGTCCGCGCCGGACCGATCCTGACCGCGCCACACCTTGCACAAGCATACCAAAGCGAACCTCACCACCGCTCTGCTCTCCGTGACTTGGCTTGCCTCACCTTACAATCAATCACCTAGTTCTTTGAACTCGATGATTGAAAATCTTCCATGCGATGGTCGAAAATCGCCGACGCCAATCAATTTTCCCGCTGCCTGAATCGTAGCGTTCAACAAGTCCGGGCTGATATATTCGGGCAATTGAACTTGAAGAACGAACGTCGCTTTCCAACCCTCAGCCATTGCCGGTCGGCTTCTCGTAATCGCGTTTCGTTGAATGCAAACCCGCCTTCGGTCGAGATAATCCCATGTTTTTACTCCGAGACTTGCGAGTGGAGTGAGGCTGATGACACCAGCTTTGAAAAGGTCCGCTGCGCTTTTTCGCGGAGACCTTGGATCAGCTTGATATTTCGCGGCACCAACAATCGCGCCTCGAATATATTCGCCTGGAATCGCCAACTCGCCTTTTGGAGTGCGGTAAACATAACTTTCGATGTCATCACTTTTCTTTTCCTTGCTGCCTTTTCGGGCGTTTGCCTTGCTCTCGACCGATTCACAATTCCATCGATGGAATAAAATCGGAGCGACACCTTGAATTGTCACTTGAACGCGAAACGGTTCCTGCATTGCGATGCCATCGCGAGCGCCGTTTGTTGGAGCTTCACCGCCGATTGAACCGACTATCCTTGGTTTTTCTGTTATCTTCATTGGAACCTTACCACACCAGAGCGTGCCGGAGCTTGGCTTTCCGCACCCAAGCAGTGCCCAGCCCAGCTCGCCACGGGTGTACGCGCTCCCTCCTTCGAGAGTTAAGGCGTGCTGATCTGGCGACCAACACCAGACGAAGAAAGGAGCAAAGTGTTTCGTTTCGATTCATCGGCCTTAAACGATGTGCCCCGATTCAACCAAATCACCGCGCCGATGTCAAGGATTGACGCGATCCCGCCCGCGCTCCAATCTCGCGACATGACCGAAGCCGAAGTACGTGCCCTGCGCGACCGGGTGTACGACCACGTTATCTCCGACATCGGCTGGAGCGCGGTGCGGAAGAATTGGCTGTGCCAGTCTGAGACGGCGTTTCTTGTAGAGCACGACTTCCCCTTGGCAACGCCGCACTCCCAGGAATATATCTTGGAACATCCGCCGCGAACTTCGCGTTGACACGGCGCGTCCGGCGCGTAAACCTCTGGCATGAATTGCGGGCGGCAGGCGAAGGTCTGAGCGGGTCTCATAAGCCACGCATGGAGCAGGGTGCAACTCCCTGGCTACGCAACCAAATCTATGAATAACCGCCAACCCGACCCGTTCGCCAAAGTCCCACCGATCATAATGGTCGCGCTGGTGGCGTTTTTCTGTCTCGCTCCAGTGGCTTTGCACGTCGGTTGCGCCACGGGCAAAGGCCAGCTAACGCCCAGCACTGGCGTTTACGATCCGAACGTGATGGCCAGTACCTTGGTCGTGACGGCTGAGAACGTGCGCGAATTGGCTCTGGACGCCTTCGATAACTTCGCGCGGCTGGAGAGGGCAAACCGCGCGGCGCTGATGAAGGTTGATCCGAAGATTCATCAAGCGGCTGAGACCGTGCGCCGGGACGGGAAGAAATATCTCGACGCGCTGACGGCGGCTAAGGTGGCCTTCCAAAACGACCGCAGCCAAGCCAACGCCACGGCTCTCACGAGCGCCTTGGCCAGCGTGCAATCGCTTCTGCGCGACACGGTGCGGTACATCTCGGAGATCGCGACGAAGAAAGGCACGCCATGACAGCGTTACTCCCGCTCATTTTTGAACTGGCCGAATGGCTCGCAATGTCGATACCGAAGTGGATCGCCGCAGGACGCGCCAAGGGTGAGCTGACCGCCGAGCAAGAGGCCGAGTATCAATCCCGCCAAGCTTCTATTTTCAGCAAGGATTACATGCAGCCCGACCCATGAGGAAGCCAGCCGCCACCGTTGACCCCGCCTACGCCGCCCAGGAGCGCAGATTCAAACGCTGGCTGGCCCGGCGCAAAGACCTCTGGAAGATGCTCTGCAAGCGGTGGTGACGTAACTCGCCTGCCCGCGCCTTGACGTGATGGCTCACAATTCACTCAAACCTCACATTTCTCGACCGCGCTCCAGTCGCTGCGTTCCATCGCTTCCGATGCGGCCAAGAGCACTTTGGCCAAGGCTTCGATGAGGCGCAGCTTTTCGGTCTCGTCGGTCATGGCGTCTCGATAATCACGGTGACGCCTTCTTCCTCGGCGTTGGCACATTTCTCGGAGACGACGGTCCCTTGAAGAACTTGCCAGTTGTCATCATCCAAGATTCCAGCCGCGATAAGGCAATCTTGAAGAAACTTGATGCACCAGTTGTCGTAATCGCACGGTCGCTGTGCTCGCACGACGTAGGTGATCGTAGCGCGTTGTAGAGGGCAAGTGAGGCCCGGCGCTTCTCCGTATGCAGGCGCGACCAATGCTGGCCTTGGATGCGGTTCTGCGACGGCGGCAGGTATTTCAACCGGATTGTGATTCTTGGCATGTGCTTGCATCTTCTCCCGCGCCCGCTGCTCCTGCGCGAGTCGGCGCGTCATATAGTCTCGGGCCTGTTGCGGCGTCCAGTTCACGGTTTGTCTTTGGTTTATGGGTTGTGCCGAATCACACTGTTCGGCGACTTATTCATCGTCGCCTTGTTCATTTTGTTGACCGATGTTTACATCACACCCAACGTCGCCAGAGCCATCCTCGGGCCAGTCCTCGTTTGGACATCCAGCCGCGTGCCGATACTCATCTGAATTTTTCCGCTTCTGGCCTTTCCTGAGCATCGGTTGGCCGCACTCAGGACACAGATTGTAACGTCGCCGAACCATGCGCTGCACCGAACCGCTATTTGCGCTCTTGCTCATTCCTTCCTCGCTCGCTCTAAATGGCTGGCTATGCGGTCAATAACCGCCTTAAAGCACCAACCGCCGCCATTAGAACCGTCGCCGTTCTCTAGCACGAGCCTCGATGCACGGCGTCCGCTGCCACCGCCGCTTGTGAAAAGGTCGTTGGCAATCCGATACGCGAGCTTTTGCGTTTTGGTCATGGTCGTCTCCTCCAATTCCCCACGAACTCGCTCACAATCGCGAACGGCGCGACCACGCACCAGACCGCGAACGCAATGGCGTGGAGCACGACCCAACCTACGGCGATGAGCACGAGGCAGGCGAAATAGGCCAGCACGCAAATTGCGACGAGTGAAAGTGCGAGGTGGATCATGGTCGCCGTTCTGATTTTGTTGAACCGCTGATTGAGCCGCCCTGCGATGCCGAATAGAAGTAGTTCGCTTCGGGATGCGCTTCGATCAATGCCTTGTAGCGGTTGAAAATCCCAAGCGTCCAATCGGCATCTCGATAAACCACGTCGCGCATAATCGTATCTGGCCAATGCGAATCCATGCCGCGAGAGAGCACCACGAACGTCAGGCAGGTTGCCCGCACATCAACGCCCGTGTCTTTGAACAAGCCTTCGCTGCCAGCGTGCCACGGGCCTTTGGCGAGGTACTCGCCTCCATCCACGAGCGGGAACTTGAGCGTTGATCCTCCAAAGCCTTGTGATTTCGTATCGCGTGGATTGTGGAAATAAACGTTGTCAGCCGCATTCGGCTGGTCGGCCACGAGCCACACACCGCGAGCGCATTCATATTTCCGATAACGGCGCTCTTGCGCTTCGGATTGTCCGCACTTCATTGCGCCACGCTCAATCGCGTAATCATTCGAACCAACAGGCGCAAGAGCCTTGGCAGGTGCTTTCTTTTCCCAAGACTTCTTGGGCTTTCCGAACACTGAATCTTGGCAATCCTGGCAGAGACCGCTGATGGTGAACTCGCGCCTTGAAAGGTCGTCGCGGAATACGAGCGCAGGTTTCCCGCAACCGATGGGCGGCGGAACGCAGACGTTTTGCTCGATAGTTGCACGTCTGTCGTACCCGAACAGCTTGGTAAGTTCAGCTTCGAGCGCTGGATGTTTATTGCTTGGATTCATGTTTTAACTCTCATTCCTGTCTTCCTTCCTGCTACTGTTCTTAGCCTGAGTCCCGAAGACTTTGCAGACCCCTCCCTAGCCCCCGGTCAACCGGAGGTCAGGTGCTTCCTGTCTGTTCTTGAGCCTTGCGTTGCCCGAATGACAAGCAGATTGCCGTTCGCTCAGTACTTGCTTGTGTTCCCTGCGAAATGTGCGGCTAATCTTGGACGGACTAGTTTGATGGACACATGCCATCCCGCCTTCGCGCTTCCGTCTTTCACCCGCGCGTCGCGTTTTCGACTTCCCCAGCACGCGATCTTTACAACGGTCTGTCGCTGGTGTGGCCGTCTGACTTGAATAGCCAGCGGCTCGGGTTTTATCCCGGTAACAACAGGCGAAACCATAGGTTCCTCTGCGATTAGCCGTCCAACAGACATTGTTTAATCGCTCGGTAGAAGGGAATGCCCCGTTCGCTTTGAAAAGCACCAACGCGGAGGTGTCTGGCTCACGCCAGAACGAACGAGGCAAGCTAAAGTCTCGCTCAGTTGTATTGCACACCGAGTTGTCGCTTTTCAAACGACTACCGAACGGACTGAAATTATTTCTAAATCGCATGGTTGTCAATCCCCCACTTCATCCGGGTGATTCGCCTCGAACCATTCCATGAAGGCGTCGAGGTGATCTCTAAAATCCAAATCGGTCTTGGACGGCGGTCTCTGCTTTCCCTGTCGGTCCGTCCAGCCTTTCGGCTCGTAATTGTGTGCAAAGCCAAAAAGCCGTCGTCGCGCCTGCTCATCGTCATGGCGCAGGTTGTAAAGCTCGCCAATCGTGTCAGGGCGCTTCAGATACTCGTCGCGCTTCATCCCGGCATATGGCACAGGCACCACGGCGTTGAACCACGGTTGCTCGTCGGCGGGACCGTTTAATTCAAGCGCCTTGCCCGCTGGCTTGGCCTGGGACGCGCTAGAAGCCGGGGCTGCGGTCTCCTTTGGTGGCCCAGAGGCTCCTGCGGGCTTCTGCGGCCCCGCGGGGCGCTGGTCTGCCGGAATGAGCGAGTCCAACTCGGCCAGAATCGTCGCGGCATGGCGCTTGGTGGTCGGGACATACCTCGCTTCGAGCATTTCCAGCGGTTCTCCAGGCGTAATGTCGTCGGGCGGACCGCTATCCGGCAGCAACCAGCCCTTGTCTCGGCAATAGCCAAGCGCATACTCGCCACGGCGCTTTAGCTCGGCGATCCAGCGGAGGCGCTGTTCTTCGGTAGCAGGCTGCGCCCCCAGCTCCGAACCGGGGGGCTTCGCGGTGCCTGCGGTGGGCTTTGGTTGTGGAACATTGGCTGGCTTGGCTCTGGAAGCGCGGGCGTTATCGTCAAACCCGTCATCAGGCACTTCCTCGGCGGGGGTTGTGGACAAGCCAGCGTCAATCAGGACCACGACATGCGCGAAAACCCCACGGCATGTGCGGCTTATGGCACGAGTTTGGGCCATTGCTTTCCCGGCATATTCAGCCCGGTTCTTCCAAGTCGGGTTGCCTTTGCGGTCCTTTTCGTCGAAGCCAACGTAACCTTCCCCAGTGGCGATGATCTCGCCGTGAGAGTTCCGAAGCACGCCTTTAGCCTTGTAGCCGATATGGTTGCCTTGATTGTCGTAAACCCGCTCGGCGTCCTCGGCCCCAGCAAAGCAGCCATGGGCGGTGGCGATGGATTCCCAGCCTTCGACCTTTACGAACTTATGCCCTCGAATCTCGCAAGCGGTTTTCAGGACGATCTCTCGGCAGATGCCGGCCACGTCGGTTGCCCGACGCATAAGCGCCTGGGGACTGCGCGGTTCGTCCATCACGGACGGCATTGGTTCGATCTTGGTGAGTGATTGTTCACCATTCATAGGTCTTCTCCGCATTCACGGCGTCGGGCTTCGCGCCAGCGCAATTCTTGGTCGAGCCACCACCAGGACCACCAGCGGTCTTCTTCCTCCTCGTCGCGGCGCTCGCGGCGGTCTATGTCCGAGAGCCGGGTGCCGCGCTCACAGAAGTCCTTTGATCCGTTTGTCGCCCTCATACGCTTTTCGCAGCAGAATGAATTGCTCCTGGCAAATCGGGATCACCTCAGCAGACCAATGCCTGTGCTCGAAGCTCACCGGGTCATCCTCCGCATCGGGCTTGCTGATTCGCAGGATGTCGATGCCGCCGATTGGCTCGCTTGGAAAGTGCTCCTGCCACAAAAGCGAATAGCCGCCGGCGACCTGGATAAGCTGATCGGTGTAGATGCCAGATGCGGTTTTGTAATCCAAAAGCCGCAAGCTCCCGCCAATCATCGCGGCGTCAAAAGTCCCGGCGAATTGATGGCGCTCAGAAACCAGACTCAACTCTGCCGCTTTCAGTTTCAATTTCGATTGTTCTGCCCATTCCAAAAAGGCCAGAAAACAGTGATCCGCTTTGGCCAGCACATTCGATTTCCAAGCCGTCCGGTCGAAGGTCTCGCCATGCAAATGATCGTCAATCATCTGGTGCGTTGCCGTGCCGGCGTCAGCGGCCCGGTCGCGGGCGTCATTGATGTCGATGCCTTCTTTCCCGCAGTTGTAGGCCCACTGAATCAGGCCGCCAGCTTCTTTGAACCGGGAGAGAATCGTGGTGACACCCGGCACCTTTTTGCCAGCCTCGTTTTTGTATCCGCCTTTAGGTCTGCCTGCCATAAATCAAATCCTTCCTCATGCGGCATTCCCCGCCGGGCACGGTTTGCAATCCCCGCCCTTCCATTGCTCGGCAAACAGCGGTTGCGGTTCCTCATGCCCACAGATTACACGCATGCGCTCCACCTCGACGAACTCTCCCACCTCGACCGTCTGAGTCTTCGGCACGCGCTCCTTGAACTTCTCGACCCGGCATGACGGCGGCAGGCCGTTGCAATAAACCATGACTCCGATTGTATCCGTGAGCTTGCCCGAGAGCACAGTGCGCGGCTCGTCCTCTGGCCAAACCGATTTGTCCCGCTTTTGAATGCCCAGCGCCCGGAATATTTCCTGGGCCTCGGCATAGCTCTTGACGCCGTGAATGGCGATCTGCGTGTCCGGGGGATGCGCGTATCGGCGCACGTTCAACTCAACGCTGTGGCCGAATGGCAAAAGCGCGTCGAGTATCCTGGTGAGCGAGTTTAGCTTTGCTATGGTGTTCATGTCTGTCCTTTGGTTAAGTGCTTTCCCGATCAAATCTCCGCAGCAAATCCCCCAGCGCCGCCCGCGCCTGGGCCGCCTGCCCGTTGTGCATGTGCGCGTGGATATGGCGCAGCTCGGAAATAAGAGCGCGAACGTCAGCGTGACTCGCGAGCACGCCCTTCAACATATTGTTCTCGGCGCGGAGTTCGATCAGCTCTTTGCCAAGCGCCTTAAGCATTTCAGCGATAAGAGAGGTTGCCCTTTCGTCAACGATTTGCTCGTCCGCCAACTTGAGGGCATGGTTGAAGCCTTTGATATAGGCTTTGTCCTCCGCTGAATCTCCAGCCAGCGCGTTCATTGAATGCTTTTCGTATAAACTCATGCCGCCATTGCCTCTCTGTCCGCTCGCTCTCGTTCAATCCATAATGACCTGGTTACGCCTGAGATTGCTTTTTGAATGTCGGGGCGTAATCGGGCGAAATCATGCTCGAAAACATCAAATGCTGCATCCTCACTTTCGAGGCACTTTTTGAGATATTCCAAATTGAAACAGTGGTTGCCTTGCGGTAGTACAGAAAAAGTGGCTTGAAACGTATCTGATGCCACCCGGCTGAAAACAATCCGACACCATACTTTTGACCAGTAGTTATTCATATTGCCTTTCTCGCGAGTTATTTCGCTGCTGCTAAACCTCCGAGCCGCGCTATCTCGCGCCGTCGCTCCGGGCTTAAATTCCGCGCTCTGGTCAATCCGCCCTTGCGACCGGCGCGACGGGCCATTGCCATAAATTGTTCCAGAGTTTGAATTTTGGGCTTGCGGGGTTCAGGATTAACCGTTGCGTTCAAATCGCATTGTCCCTTGCGGATGTAAGCCCGAATGATTTGCTGTTCTAGGCGAATGCCATCAACCCAGCAAACCCTCAAGACTCGAAAGGATAGTTGTTTGCCTGAATGCTGTTGTTCCCGCTTCGACGGGTTAGCGGTCAGTCCAACATAGCGACATTTGCCGTCGCTATCGAACAAGCCGTAAATTGATTTCACGCCCCTAATTTATCCAACGCTGGATTACTTGCAACAGAAATCGCAAACTATTTTTCAGGCTGCTGCGGCGAGCTTGCGCTTGCGGTTCTTGCTTCCGGGCGGGCGGCCTCCCCATCGCCTTCCGTTCTCTCTAGCGGCTTCGGCTTTGGCTGGACTGGTCATGCTGCCGAGCGCAACGGCGGCGGGGTTCTTGGCTTTCTCTTTCATTGCAGGCGAACCATAAACCAACGCTTGATTGTCAGCAACGAAAATAATTCCAGAAAAGAGTTGCGTTTATCCAACGCTGGATTTATCTTCCCCCCGTGGACGCGAACCCCGCAACACCAAAACAAATCTGCCGCGCGTCGTCAGCGTGTCCGAGCTGCTGCCGCAACTCGGGGTTCGCCGCTGGCGATTGCGCGGCGCTTTAGGAGAGACACAATGAAAACCATGACAGCTAAGTATCCTGGCACCTGCGCGGCTTGTCCGTTATCCGGTTCTCTAGCGGGCATGTAATGACGCAAAACGCCAAGGGCCGTTGCGAAGATGCGCCTTGCTGCGGTTGCTGCACCTAAACCGCAATCCCTCACCCCTTAATCCCATGAGCTTCTTATCCAAAAAATATCAGCCTGTCGCTGTCGTTTCTTTATCGTCAACCCCCAACGAATCCCAGGAACGGGATGTCACCAGGGAAGCGTATTCCGCTCTGAAACGCGATTATCGCAGGATGGAACAAAAGCGTAACGCAGCCTTCGCTCAACGCGATGCTTTGCTCAAGGCTTGCAAGCTTGCACTCGGCCAACTCGAAGGCGCAAAGCCCTTGTCCGGTGTTCATGCCTCATCGCTTCGCGCCGACATCAGCATTGTGCGAGAAGCAATCGCCCTCGCTCAGAAAAGCCCGCTGTGAATGCTCAATCCAAAACCCCGAAGCAAATCGCCAAGCGCCTCGATTACTTGCGCGGCGAAATCCAAGCCGAACGCATCAGTTACGCCGAAATCGCAGAGTTGCAATCTCTGGCCAAACACATCGCCCAAGACGACACCCTCTTGCGCGAGTGGGCAGGTTTGCCGGAACATCAGAGGCACTGATTCACCGCTGCCCCATCGCAAGCCCAGCCTCTTCGCTGGGCTTTTTCGCGTACTCATGCATCAAGCGGACCTCTCGCCCAATTCCCCCTGCTCGCTTATCCCGCGTCTAGGGCACGCTGCACAGCGAACCACGCTTCGCCAGTCCCTTGACCCTCGCTCCCTCTCAAAACCCCGCCCAAACCCGTTTACGGCGCATTCCGCCGCACTATAGCCAAGCCTTTAGCCTTGCAATTCCACTGACCTGGGTATATTCACCCATGTCGTGCCAGATATCGCTCTTGCCGTAGTTCAGCCGCCTCTCTTGCGTAAGGCCAAACCTTGCGGCATTCGCGCCGGTAAGAATCGTCTCTCTCGTCTCACTCATGCTCTTGATATTCAAGATGCTATCGCACGTGCCGTGAACGTCCTCGAAGCCGATCTAAAGTCTGAGCCTGACCGAGACACGCGTGCTCGCATTGCCACTGCGATGGCTTCTAGCGGTCGAAGTTACCAGGCTTTGCAGACCGTTGTGTTCGCTCTGCGCGGCCACGGCGTTCCCAAGCCCGTCGAAGCGCGCAACGCCACGCCGAAGCAGAAGCGCCGTGCACCAGTCGCCCCGCTCGGGCCCGCGAAGCCTAAGCCCGCGGCGCCGGACGATCCGCAAGCGCCAGCTCCGGGTAGCACCAACGCCTAGTCGCGAGTCCTGCGACCGATCAAGCAAAGCGCGGGGCTCGCTTGGCCTGGCCCGCGAGAAAAGCATGCTAAGGTTGCTTTGCCGCGCGGACCGTCCCCGCACCGTGCCCCAGCCACCCCCGCTATCAGGCGCGACGGCTCTGGATGGAACCGACACTTGCGCTGGGACAAGGTTTTCTGGGAAAGAGCAAAGGCGTGTTCGGTAGCGCGAGTCGCTTGGAGAGCCGGCTTTGGAGAGGAGCGAAGTTTCGGGAAAGCCAATGTTTTCGCCGGCGCGGAGGTGTTCAGAAAGGAGCCAAATCTCAGGAATGA